CTGAGCAAAATGGACGAAGTATGGGCCATGGAACAGAGTCTTTACTTTCCAGGCTTATACAGCGGTACTACTGACCTAGTGGGTGTTTATCAAGGACAGCCTGCTATCTGTGATCACAAGCAGACTAACAAGCCCAAGAAAGCCGAATGGGTAGAAGATTACTATCTACAATTAACAGCGTATATATTAGCACACAATGAAGTCTATGGAACGGACATGCGCCGTGGTGTTATCTTTATGTGTTCAAGAGATCTACAATATCAACAATTTGATCTAACTCCCGATAACTTTAACAAGTATCAGGACATGTGGTTAAACAAGGTTGAAGAGTACTATACAACGGGTCTACAAGGATACAAGCAACTGCTTACCCAATAAGATAAATACCCTATAACGGGAATATATCTATGGCAGTCGTGCAAATCTCAAAAATCCAGGTCCGCAGAGGATTAAAAAATTCAGGAATTGGAGTTCCGCAACTAAGCTCGGCAGAATTTGCATGGGCAGTTGATTCACAAGAATTATTCATTGGTAATGGATCTCTTGCTGAAGGAGCTCCTTATGTGGGAAATACTAAGGTATTAACCGAGCATGACAATATTCTAGAACTAGCTTCTAGTTATAGATTTGCTGAAACAGAGCCGTCTATTACAGAAAGTATTCCTAGATCCTTGCAGGCCAAACTGGATGAGTATGTAAGTGTATTGGACTTTGGAGCCGAACCCGACGGATCATCTGATAGTACCGCGGCATTTCAAAATGCCCTAAATGAATTGTTTAGCAACGCTAATCCAGTTTTTAAAAAAACACTATTAGTACCTAATGGTACCTATGTATTTTCTAGTAATCTAAGAATACCTAGTACAGCAGTCATTCGAGGAGAAACTCAAAATGGTGCAGTTCTAGATATTGGCAATAGCAATATTTTGTTTATTACAGAAGACGGACTAGAAGTTGCAGATTTTAACAGTAGTAATCGTCCTCGCAATGTAAAGATCTCTAACCTAACCATTAGACACGAGTTGGGACAAACAGTATTAACAGGTGTAGGCGACAGTGAGTTTGACAATGTAAGATGGGTATCTACGTACATGTTAGGAGATGCTCTTGTAGGTTCAGTTGAAGACAACTCAGCATCGTTGTATTGGGAAAATAGTCTAGCTGGCACCAAGGTCACAAACATCAAGATCAAAGACTGCGTGTTCGAATCAACACCGTTGGCTGTTAGGTCTGATCAAATCACTATCGATTCAAGTTCACCTCCTAGGTTTGATACCAATATTACATTCGATGGTACTAGGTTTATTGACTGCGATACAGCCATAGTAATTAATGGTGTACCAGGTCAGGAAAATCTTTGGAGAATAACTGATTGTGAATTTGAAGAAATTGCATACCATGCGTTTAAGTCAGACTTTGGTACTGGTACCATAATCCAAAGATCAAGATTTATCAATTGCGGAAACAACACCAACACAGCAGCCACTCCTGTATCCAGCATTGTGAAGTTTGGCGAGAAGAAAGGGAACGCTGTTGTTAATTGCACAAGCAATAGACATCAAGAAGCAGGCTTTACCGCAGTAGCAACTAAGTATGCCATTACAGAAGTTGAGAATGCCAATCGAACTAGTCTAGTTGACATGAACTATGATGACATTTTCTTATCGGATGGTTTTAAGCCGCTAGCAGTGTTCGGCGCATTCAATAGATACACATACATAGATTATATTCTGCAACTAGGCGATCATGCTCGAGCAGGACAATTAGTAATAACAGTAAACGAGTCGTTAGGAGAGTTTTCTTTCACAGACAACTATTCATACTCAACTCTATACTCAACAACTCCAGAGGGAATTCTTATGACAAATTTTGTTTTTAATGTAGAATTAAAAGACAACGACGGCGATAGTGGAATAGAGACACTATTATTATCATACCGAAATCCGCTATCTTCTGGCCAAACCGGAACGGTATCATACTCGATATCGTATGGTGTTTGATCTTTACGGAAACGAAAGATTAATCAAGTGGAAACAGTTTAGAAATAGTTTAGAACTCAGCAACACACCATTGAGCGATGTTGCTGAATTCTGGAGCCGCGCTCCATTTGTTAATCCTTTCTTAGACCCCAAACAGCCAAATACATGGCCTGATCCGTGGCATTTGGTAATCGACGGCAAGCTCGATGATCTTGCTATTTGTCTCGGCATGCTGTATACTATTAAATTAACGCAGCGGTTTATGAACACCGTTTGTGAGATACATATGTCTATGCTTCCCAAAGATCGTTATTCAAAATTCTTTTTAGTAGCAGATAACTCTGTATTAAACTACGAACCTAGGATAGCGCATGACCTTAAAGTTTTACATCAAATTCAAACCGACATCGTGTGGTCCGGTCCAGCATTACCTATAAATATCAAATAAAGTAGAGACATAGATGGAAATTACAGTAATTAAAAGAAGCGGCCAACGAGAGCCTCTAACAATTGAAAAATGGCAGGCACAAGTTGCCAAAGTCTGTCAAGGCATAGCTGACGTCAGTCAGTCAATGATTGAAATTAAAGCACAACCACATTTTTATGATGGCATTACCACTCGAGAAGTTGACGAGATCACTCTACGTGCTATTGTAGATCTAATTGATGTAGAACAAAATCCTGATGTAGGTCATACCAACTATCAATATGTTGCTGGTAAGCAACGTGTGAGCATGTTGCGTAAAGATGTCTACGGTAGTTATATTCCACCATCTCTATATAGTATTGTAAAGAAGAATGTTGAAGTAGGTTTGTACACTCCTGAACTCCTCGAATGGTATTCAGAAGACGACTGGAACAAAATGAATGACATGTTGGATCACGAAAAGGACGAGACATATTCATACGCAGCCATTGAGCAGTTGATTGAAAAATATTTGGTACGCAATCGTGCGACAAAGGAAATTTATGAAACACCTCAGATACGATACATGGTCGCAGCGGCCACTGTTATGCATAAAGAAGAACCTAATGCAGCTAGGATGCGGTTTATCAAAGAGTATTATAATGCTGCTAGTGATGGCCTATTCACTCTCGCTACTCCTGTTCTTGCTGGCCTCGGAACTCCTACTAAACAATTTAGTAGTTGTGTCCTCATTCGTAGTGATGATGATTTGGATAGTATTTTTGCTAGTGGCGAAATGATGGCCAAGTATGCCAGCAAACGTGCTGGCATCGGTTTGGAGATTGGCAGACTACGTCCACTGGGCAGTCCCATCAGAGGCGGTGAGATAATGCACACAGGTATGATACCATTTCTGAAAAAATGGTTTGGTGATTTGCGATCATGTTCGCAGGGAGGCATTCGTAATGCAAGTGCTACTGTATTTTATCCTATTTGGCATCATCAGTTTGATGATCTTATTGTACTTAAAAACAACCAAGGAACAGAAGAAACCCGAGTCCGTCATATGGATTATGGGGTTGTGCTTAGTGCCTTCTTCTGGAGACGATTTAAAAACAAAGAAGACATAACATTCTTTGATCCCAACGAAGTTCCAGACTTGTATGAAGCTTTCTACAAGAATACAGAACAGTTCGAAGAGCTTTATGTAAAATATGAAAAGCGCAAGGATCTTCGCAAGAAGACCATGAGCGCCGAGGAAGTGTTCAAGAGTGGTATACTAAAAGAACGCACAGACACGGGTCGAATATATCTCGTGTTCATTGATAATGTAATGAATCAAGGTCCTTTTGATCCTGAATACCATACGATTTATCAAAGTAACTTGTGCTGTGAGATCCTATTACCCACACGTTCATTTAAGAGATTAGACGACGATAGTGGACGCATAGCGTTATGTACACTGGGATCTATCAACTGGGGGTCGTTCCGTAATCCAGAGGATATGCGTAGAGCCTGTAGGATTCTACAGCGTAGCCTGTGTAACATTCTTGACTATCAAGACTTCTTGTCGATACAGAGCAAACTGTCTAACGATGAGATACAGCCATTGGGTATAGGTGTTACTAATCTTGCCTACTGGCATGCCAAGCGTGGACTCAAGTACGGTGAGAAAGATGCTCTACAAGATGTTAAGAGCTGGATGGAACATCAAGCCTATTACTTGACAGAAGCCACAGTTGAATTGGCCAAAGAAAGAGGTGCTTGTCAGCATAGCTCACATACCCGATACGGCCAAGGTGTGTTCCCCTGGGAGCTACGTGCTAAGGGAGTTAATGAATTAGCAGACTTCGCTCCTGAGCTAGATTGGGAAACTCTACGTACCAACATGAAACAGTATGGTGTTCGTAATGCAACCTTAATGGCTATTGCGCCTGTTGAGTCTAGTTCAGTTGTAATTAACTCAACCAACGGTATTGAAATGCCCATGAGTCTTATTTCAGTAAAAGAAAGCAAGGCGGGATCATTTACACAAGTTGTTCCTGAATATCACAAGTTAAAAAACAAATATCAAATGATGTGGGAACAGAAAGACTGTGATGGCTACATTAAGACCGCAGCAGTACTAGCAGCCTATGTAGATCAGAGTATCTCAACCAACACATTCTATAATCCAGCACATTGGCCAGATCGCAAAGTGCCAACTACATTGATTGCCAAGAACTTGATGCAGGCTCACGTATGGGGTTTAAAAACTTTCTATTATAGTTTGATTAACAAGCAAGGTAGCAAGGCAGTTGCTGAACCAACTCCAGAAGTGCATTATAACGGATTTCACAACGAAAGAGAAGTTATTGAAGACGACGACTGCGAGGCATGTAAGCTATAATGTTAGAAACTATATGTGATATAATGGTGGACGCTTACAAGCGTAATTGGATTACCAGTCGTGATGGAAATGTAAGCATACGTCATCACGACCGAGATCACTTTTACATTACACCAAGCGGTGTACGTAAACAAACTCTACAACCTGATCAGTTTAAAAAAATTATAATTAAACCTCCTCATTCGTGGAATGAACCCGGAACAGGATTACTAGCCGAACGCTGGGGGTGGAAAGAAGATATCTATACTGATATTAGTGCTAACCTAAAGCCTAGTGGAGAAATTCCTTTACATTTTGGTTTGCAAAAACAAATGGGGCAACATAAAAGTGAAGTTCGTGTTGTTGTACACGTTCATCCTACTTACTGTATTGCAGCTATGCATGCCGGAATTGATCTTAGTACCGTTAGTGCAGCGTTCCCAGAACTCAATCGTTATACAAAGGTAGCACCTAATGTAGGCGATGTTGCTCCGATCAGTCAAGAGCTTGCTGACCAATGTCATAAGAGTCTACAGTTAGATCGAGACGGAAACATAGCATATGATATTGTGGGCATTAAAGGGCACGGAGTTGTTGCTATCGACACAAGCCCGTGGCGTGCCTACGAACACATAGAAAGATTAGAACATATTTGCAAGATAGTACTTGCATCAGGAAATTATAAATGAGCAAACAACAATACAACTTAAACACAAAGACAGACTATCTTAATCGTAAAATGTTTCTAGATCCAGCAGGACCTGTAACCATTCAACGATTTGAAGAAGTAAAATATAAAAAAATTGCAGACTATGATGCAACGGCACGTGGCTTCTTTTGGCAACCAGAAGAAATCAGTCTTTCAAAAGATTCAAACGACTTTAAAGATGCTAGCGATGCAGTTAAGCATATCTTTACCAGCAACCTGCTACGTCAGACTGCTCTTGACAGTCTACAAGGTCGCGGCCCAACACAAGTGTTTACTCCGGTATGTTCATTGCCTGAAGTCGAAGCACTTATGTACAACTGGGGATTCTTTGAAACCAACATTCACAGCAAAAGCTACAGCCATATCATTCGCAACATCTACAATGTGCCAAAAGATGTATTCAATACTATCCACGACACTAAAGAAATTGTCGACATGGCGTCAAGTGTGGGCAAGTACTATGACCTACTGCATAGAATCAATTGCAGAAAAGAACTAGGGGAAGCAGTAGACGAATACGAACATGTCAAAGCAATTTGGATGGCTCTACATGCTAGCTATGCTCTAGAAGCATTCCGCTTTATGGTTAGCTTTGCTACAAGTTTGGCAATGGTTGAGAACAAGATCTTTATTGGCAATGGCAATATTATTAGTCTAATACTACAAGACGAACTACTACACAAAGGTTGGACAGCCTATTTGATCAATCAGGTAATCAAGGAAGACGCTAGATTTGTCAAAGCCAAACAAGAGTGTGAAGCAGAAGTCTATGCATTATATATGGACGTTATTCGTGAAGAAAAAGAGTGGGCTACCTATTTGTTTAAACTAGGCCCAGTAATTGGATTGAATGCTAATATTCTACGTGATTTTGTAGATTATACTGCCGTTGGAGCATTGAAAGATATTGGTATCAAGTATAATAACCCTGCGCCAAAAACAACACCAATTCCTTGGTTTAACAAACACAGTGATACTAGCAAAAAGCAAACAGCTCTACAGGAATCAGAATCAACAAATTACGTCATCGGAGTCATGGGAGAAAATATTGACTACGACGAATTGCCGGCTATATAATAGATATTAAAAGGAAGCACAATGAAAGCGGTAGTATGGAGCAAATATCATTGCCCGTATTGTGATCAAGCAAAAGCATTGCTGACACAAAAGGGTATTAAATTTGAAGAAAAGAAAATTGGTGATGGGTACACCCGAGAAGAATTGTTAGAAGCAGTACCAACGGCTAGAACAGTTCCACAAATTTTCCTAGATGGAAAATTAATCGGCGGATTTACAGAATTAAAAAAGCTACTTGAACAAGAAAGTCAAGGATATGGAGATGGTGAACTTTAATGTTATTTAATAAACAAAAATTTGCAGTTGGCGACATTGTCAGTCTTAAACTAATTACCGGCGATGAGATCATGGGTAAGTTTGTAGAAGATGCAATGGGCTCTATTACATTAGATCGTCCGGTAATGTTGGCCATGATGCAAAAAGGACCAGCTATGGCTCCGGTACTGTTAACAGTTAACCCAGATGCCAAGTTGACATTCAATTCCGGTGCAATTATCACTATAGCAGAATCGGATCCAGAGGTTGGAAAGCAGTACGTATTTCAGACCACAGGTATTCAACCCGTGAGTGCTGGCAGTATTATAAAAAGCTAAATTAAATCTTGTATTAGGAGAAATAAATGCCGTATATAAAAGGTGGAGGAGCTCAGAAAGATAGTGGACTTCCAGCGGTTGAAGATGTATTTCACGCTAATGATGTCTACATCAATAACGTACTGGTGGCTCTTTGGCAAACTCCTCAAGCAAGTGCAGCTCTGGCGAAAGATGCTCCGGCCACTCAGGTTGATATTGGAGAGTTTGATGCTCTTTATCTTTCTACGGCTGCAAGTTTGCCACCGCAGAATATATCAACTGCATCTATTGAAAATAATGTAGTTGAACAAGGATATAGGGGAACTCCTACCTCAACACTTTTACCAAATCCAGAAACACAGACCACTGGCGCTGTTCCTACAGGAAAAGTAGAACCGGTAGAAAGTGATGGATTTGGCGGACTACTTATTCCAGAATCTACTCCTAGTGGAGATCCTCAAGATTTAGCCGAATGGTTAAGAGACCGGTTAGATGAAGGACAACGAGGAATGTGGAACAGAGTAAGTCCTCCTGCCTGCCCTTCAAAAGACTGCGGGCCGGCCATATCACCAGGTAATCCGAATATTATCAATATGTGGCGATCTATTGGACTTAGTCAGTTTACTAATAACGATCAGACTGCTTGGTGCGCCGGCTTTATGAATTTTGCATTAAAACAATGTGGATACAAATGGCTTAAGGATGCTTCGTCTTGGACCATTAGGAATAGCCCGG